TCAATTAGCGCAGGGAACAATGTGTAGACACCGTTTCTTACGCCAAAGCGATGCAAGAAAAACTTGGCGTGTTCACTGATAAACTCATGCGCTCCAACCCTTTCTGTAATTACTCCGTCATAAAACAAGTTTTTGCTTTGGGTGTATGCGTTGGCATCTCTAAATGATGCTAAATCTATTTGACTGTTTGTAAGCGATCCGCTTGAGCCTGGGTAGTACGTAAGCAGGTGATAACAAAGATCAGGAAAAAGATTTGACGTACCAGTGGTTTGATCTACCTTTGTTATTTGAGCGCCCTTGTCGTGATAGGAAAGAAGCTGGCTGAGGTTTGACAGGTTTCTACCGCCTCTTACTGTCAACACTCCCATCGCCATGTGGGGATAGTCAGGAGCATCCTTTATGCCCTCATTCACATATCTGACGTTGATGCTGTAGTTCGTATTTTGCGTATTCTGCTCAGTGTTAGAAACGACGTGTTCGTAATATCCTTCCCACATGATGCGGAAGCCGTCGTTGGCGACAACGTTAAATGTTTTGTTTGTGCTCGGGTACAGTACCGGCACACGGTTCGGGCTATTAGGAGATGTTTTTATCCCGTACTTAAACCGTTCAAACTTCTCTCTTAGCTGTGTGTCTGTCTGGCTGGGAAGCAGAGGCTTTAGTTTGTACTCGTAAGCATTAGGATCAGAGCCAGGGTGCTTCACGCGAAAGCCTACATATAGCTCAGCTTCATTTGGGTTGACCATGCAGAAAGGCTTGTCCCAGACAGGTCGCCAGTCCGTGGTGACACTATCAATCTTTCGGTAAAACAACTTGAAAAATACTTTTCCCACCCTGGAGTCCTTCAGTATCTCAGAGGTAACAGGCAGCTCACAAGGCGCATACGGGTCGTAAACGGAAGGGTCAAATTGCCCGTCAATACGGATGAACTGGTTTTGGAGAAGGAAAGCATTTCTGTTGTTTAAGTGGTAGATATACGAGGGGTAATCATCTAACTTGATAAATAGAACATCAGTAGCAGAACCAAAACTCGACAAAAAGTATCCCCACATTTTTTCAAGGCTTTCCTTTGGGAACACATCATAAAGATGTCTATAAATTGCATAAAATGCAGTTTCGGGCGATATGATCTGAACCCTGTCTCCTGTCTTGAATCTGCCTTTATTGAAGGGAGTTGATCCAGTTCCATAAGGAATAGGTACTTTTGTAATGCTGTCTACGATTTGACCATCTGCAATTATGTGGGAGATGGGGTAGACAACGCCTGCTAAAGTATCTTCGTTGTACTCCCATTTACTGCCGACAGGAATGGGGTTATCATCTTCAGATACTCGTGATGGAGGCGGAACAGTTACTCCGAATCCGAACTCTGTTGTATCGCAAACGCGAGTATTGGCAATCTCTGCTGCAACTGGGTTGTACTGAATGTTCGTTCCAGTTGTCGGGTTGGGTAGTGATACAATAAAGTCTTGGTCAACAGATGTTTCACAATCTGGCGGTTCACCTTCTAAACCAAAGCTTTTGCCTGGGTTAAATGATTGTGAGAAACCACGAATGGTTGTTGTGTCCCATTGAATCGTAAAGAACTCGTTATTAGCTGTTAGGGTGTTAAAGATGTTGTAATTTCCATAGACAAGTGTATTGCTGGTTGTAGGGTCGTTATCGGTAGTAGAACCGTTAGTGACGCTTAAATTCCAGTATTCGTCCTGTTTGGACTGAATCAAATCGTTCCCGATGCGAAAGCCTTGCTGTGGAGGGCGATCTAAATTAACCCCGCCTTCTCCTATTACGAACCCAATGCGAGCCCATTCATACGTTCCAGCACTGTGCATACGCTGGTAAACAAGCTGTGGAGCGTTGACAAATCCACCAGTTCCTTGCTCTGTACGATCGCCAAAAAGAATGGGTATCGGTTCTCCTAGCTTGGCAAGTTCTTGCGATGGTGCGTTAAGACCATAGGTAGATATATTTTTCTGCTGTAAAGTAACGCGGTCGCCTTGGCGTCTCTTTCGATCAGAAGATTTTGCCATCTCTATCGACTCGTTATTGGCAGTTTACCGGCGTTGACGGTAGTCAAGCTGCGAAACGGTACCATACCAGGTGCATCACCATTACCAACAGGCCGTAATGGGCTGCCGATGACAAGCGTTACTTGAACAAGCGTAATCGAAGCATCAGTGACAACGCCAGTGGATACCCAGTCCGATACAGGAATTGAAGCGTTGTAGTCAGACTTAAACGCGCGGATCGTTGCAGGAATTGCATCGGTGATAAAACTCTCTAAACGCGCTTGAGTGAACGTGCCAATGGGAAAGCTCACTTCAATGTTTTCTCCTTCGCCTTCTGCATTGCTTTCAAAATTGCTGCAGATGAAAGGAGCAAAGTCTGGTGCAAGTGCATCGGCGTTTTGTAGCGTGACGCCCTGGCTCGGGATTTCAAATTGCTGCCAGTAAAACTGTGTAGACATCAGCTAACCCTCGGGCTCTTGCCGTATTTGTTGCTGGTGTCGCGGGAAAGCGTTGCAACAACGCTGCCGACGGCATTGTTCAAGTCGGCAACTGTGACGTAATCTTTGTTGCCCATACGCATCACGGGGCCGGTGCTCACATTAACAGTGGTGGTGCCGCGAGTAGTTCGGCTGCCCATTCCGTTGCTGCTGCCATTTCCTTCAACAACGGATTCGCCGCGTGCGCCTCTGGCGTAACGCTCCATGCTGGAACGCATTTTGCTTTCGGGAATGACGTATTCGTTCTCACCGCGCTCGCCGATAAATGCCTTTGTAGGTTTGGTGACGTAACCGCCTTCTGCAAAGCCTATGCCGTAACCAACACCTCCAGATCCAGACCCTTTTTGGAAGAAGGAAAGCTTAGGCTTAGGGAATGCATCTACAGGTTCAGCGCCAGCACCAGCAATTGCTTTCGCTGCACGCTCCTGGGCTCTTGCTGTCCGCTCGGCGGCATCGGCAACTTTATTTTGGTTGTTGGCGTAGATCAAAGATTCCGCTGATGCCGCAAAGACAGCTTGCGCTCCACGGATTTGTTGGTTTGCGACCTGTTCGCTGACACTTACGTTGTACCCTGCAATTTTTAATGCCTGCTGCTGCACTTTCATGGCGTCTACATCCGCCTGCTGAAGTTTGCCCTCGGCTTTTTTGCGTAGATTGGCAACCTCTAGTTCCTTCGTTGCAAGCTGAACTTGACGGTATTTGAGACGGGTACGCTCTACTTCAGTTTGAATTTGTGCAACGGTTTGCTTATAGATAAGCTGAACCTTTTCAAGTTCAAGTTGAAGGACTGCATTAGCGTCCCCTCTCTGTTTGGCACGTTGGATTGCTAAATCCCTGATCTTTAGCTCGGCGTTGTAATACGCACCAGTAAGTTTGTTGCGTGCTTCGGCTACAGCTTGCTCGTTCTGAAGGCGGAGCTTGCTTGCCGTGACAACCTGCTGAAGCGCGTCGGCTTGCTTGCTGTAGAGATTGAAGACACGCTCAGCTGCACGGGCTATTTCTGCCTCTGCTTCAGCACGCCTAAGTGCGTCTGAAGCTGCAAATTGCTGTTTTCGTGCTGCAATCTCGGCACTAACATCGCCGCCGGCACGGTTGACTGCATCGGTGGCTTTTCTGACCGCAAGGCGTTGCTGGTCAACTTTAAGCTGGGCTTGTATTGTCGACCTTCTATACTTGTCCTCTGCGCCGGTCATCTTGAGTAGCTCAAGCTCGCGGCCCAGTAGGCTGACTGATTCTTTGCGGTATTGAAGTTCTTCTTGATTAAAGGCTTTTCGTAGCTGGAAATCCTTTCTTCGTTGCTCTGGTGTTTTATCTTGTACTGTTGGCTCGCGAGTCTGTTCTCCAAGCGCATTTCCTAGATCGCCTAATGCCAACGTAGGCGCGAGAGGTGTTACATAAAGCGCTGCCTTAAGCCACCCAGGTATTTCAATCTGTGCAAGTTTGCCAAGGCTTTCAGCAAAATTAGCGACAAGGTACGTTGCGCCTGTTAGGTACGGTAAAAGTGCGCTTTGTATCTCAGACGCCATTTCTCCAAAAGTTGTCTGGATCCTCTTGCTCTGCTCGTCAAAAGCAGTAAGTCGTTTTACTGCATTTGGGCCCAGTGTTTTATTGATTTCATCGAAAGCTACTTGCTGCGCCTCAACTGCTTTTCCTGATTCAAGCAGGCTCTTTACAAGCATCTTGCTTGATTCGTCCACATTAAGCCCCGCTTCTCCAAGGGCTTCCAATGATTCTGCAGGTGACTTAAGGCTCTGAGCAAGCTTCGTTGTGCTAGCAATGAATTCATCAAAGATCTGACCAATCGCACCACCGAGGATCTGACCGCCAAAACCTTTTCCGAAAAAGGAACCTCCGACACTACCGATGACCGAGCCCGGTCCAGCACCAAACAAGAGTGGGAAGCCTGCGCCCAGTGCCAAACTTTCTGCAAAGTCAGCACGTTTCTTTTGAGCCGCTTTTTCCTGATCGGCAAGATACTTGATCCTCTTTCGACGTGTGTTGTAACTCTGTAAATCCTTCTTAGCTCGTAGTTCCGCTGTTTCATTGATGAGTTTTTGTTCAAGCGCAGCTAGTTTGCGTAACCCTGCGGTGCGAGCCTGGATAGGACCGGCAGCAGTGCGCGTTGCGCTCGGGTCTCCAACAAGTCGCGCAGCTTTACTGGTAGCTTTTTGAGTTGCTTCAAGCGCACGTCCCACCTGATTGAAAATCGGTGGAAGTGATTGTGCCTTGGCTGCTTGGGCGTTTAATTGCTCTGTGAACTGTCGACCGGCCTGCAGACCTTTGTCTATGTTGGTATTCAGGTCACCGTAGTAGTTGCTCAGCCGCTTGATGCCACGACCCGCTGCGTTCAGCATCTCGCTGCTGGGCAGCATCAGAGGTGCTTGCCCATACTTATCATCCAGACCTTTCGCAAACTGCTCGATCTTTCGCTGGCGGCGTGCCACCGCTTTGTCAATTGCTTGCTGATCGGTGTTGACCTCGGAAGCCGACCTGCTGAAGTCGGCGAAGCCCGACCCGGCACGGGAAGCGCGGCTGCGAGCCAGGTTTGTGCCGACACGGGATTGGTTGTTGAACTCTTGTTGTGCTCTAGCCGATCGTTTAAGAAGCTGTTCCTGCCGGAACAACTCGTCGTTCAACCTTTTGGTTACACGGTTGTACGCATCAGCCGTGTCGGACGCTTCTTCAGTGCTGGAATTTACGTTGTCTAGTTCTCGGCGTATGAGCTGCTGGCTTTCTCGGAGCTGACTTACAATGTCTGTTGTTTTTCGTATTTTTTGTATGTAGCCCTCAAACGAAATCCCAGTTTCTTTTACCCTGGGACCAAATACGCTGAAAAGTCTTTCTGCTGCTCTTAACTTACCTAAAGCTTTTTCTATAGCCGGCTCGAATGCAATAAAAGCAGTCGTGGCTGTAGCAATACCAGCGGCAGTAGTTAATCCGCCCGAGCCCGCACTCTGAAGTGCCTGCACAAATGGCTCTATACCTGATGTTGCCTGGCGTAAAAGCTCCCCCAACGCATTGATCTGAGGTAGCGGGGCGCTTACGTTCTTACCAAAAACCTGAAAAGAAACAGCTGCTTTCTCTAAAGATTGACCCAGCGTATTTATTGCATCCGCACCAGCAAGAGCCCCGCCTGCAACTGCAAGCCCCTTAAGTGCGTTTGAGGCTCTTTTTGCGCTCTCGCTTATACCTTTTGTTAGTTTTTCAAACCTGGTTAGGTCTCTAGCTGGTGGAAGTAACCTCTGCGCTACCCCTCCTACTTCACCACTACCACCTAATTGGATGTCTCTAGCTTTGTCACGCAGGCGATTTAACCGTTTCTCCAAGCGGTCGATCGCCCGCTCTACTTTTCTGCTTTCAACGCTTACGCCGATTTGGGCGTTGAACTCAGCCACGAGCCGCCGGTAGCACTACTTGTAAGTCTAGCGGCGGCCCGATTTCGCCTTTTTCATCGCTTGTTCCTGTTCCTCGTTGAGGTACTGAAAATAAAGTGACCAAATCCATAATTCTTCTTCGGTCACTTCGTTCCAGAGGCGGCTAAGGGTCATTCCTAACTCCTTAGCCACCCCCAGACTCAGCAGAAGCCATTGATCGCCCTTAAGCTCCTTCGCTGCTGCTTTTCATGTCGAGAGGATCCTCTTCCTCCTCGTCAGCGCCCAATATCGCTAGCATCAGTTTCTGGAGATCCGAATCGCGGATGTCGTTCTTCAGAGCGGCGACATCGCCAGGAGCAAATAGCCTCTGCCCGTTCTCGTCGGTGGCCTTGTTGATCAGGAGTTGCAGTGCAAACGCTCCGGCATCATCAGAGCGTGCGTTTTTCTTAGCGCGGTCCCGCTCTGCGGCAGTTAACGGGGTTGTCCACAGCACTACAACGTCGCCGTTGTGCAAAGTGATCTCCTTCTTTACTGGCTCAAGAGCTGCTGCCTTACGAAGTCGGTCGATGAAGCGGGGTGCGCCAGCCATAAATTCCTCTAGTACACCACAATTCTAACGTGCTACTAAAAAAGCCCCGCCGAAGCGGGGCTAAAACCTTGCGGTTTTATCAGGTAATGTCGTTGCCGAAGATGCTGGTGGGGTTGATCACCGTAAAAGCCAGCTCAGCACTTGTGGGATCGTCTGGGTTGACGGTCACGCTCATGCTGTTGATGCTGACGTCAGACTCGATATAGAGGCTGTTTGCGTCATCAACACCGCCAGCACCGTCAGAAACGGTGTTGACGTACAGCTTCACAGATGCACCTTCCTGGGACCGAAGCAGCACATTGCTGAGCAGACGGTTGGCAAGGCTGTTCTGGTCGGAGGTGAAGTACACGGTCATGGTGCCGGTGCCAGAGGCATAACCAGCCTGGATCGTGCGGAATGCAGCCCACTTGCTGCCCACGTTCGCAACGGAACAGGGAAGGGTGGTCACATCCAGTTCTTCGCGGGTGATTTCCACGGAGAACTCGCTCACCTGGCAGACAACCG